AAGCATAAGAAAACTCATCGCGATATCGAGACTTGATAATCTCATTGAATCCTTCGTCAAGGGTAAAGTTGACAAAGAAGTCCATACTCTGCAAATATTTATTGATTTGCTTGTTGATTACAGGGATAAACCTACTAATGATCTTGGATTTGATACCAGTATCTTTGAGTAGACTTGAGACCATGGTCAAATTACTGTGGTCAGTATTAACCTTTGCACACTTCTCTGCAGTTACTTTCAACTCAGACTCATACATTAGAAGAATATCTTCTTCCTTTTCAATACCAGGAGTTTCTTGATTAACTTGCTCAATGATCTGACGATTGTCTTTAATGATCTTAGAGTTGTCTCGATTGAGTGACTGAATCTCAAAGTTTAATTCGTTAATCTGACCCATCTTTTCCTGATGACTCTTGATGAGATTAGAAACATCTAGAATCTTGTTTGTGATTTGTTGGCAACCATCAGTAAACTTGACTTTCTTTTCTTCTGCTGATGAGATCTTTTCCTGTTTGATGTCAGTAGAGATTACCTGGGAGCAGGTAGGACAATTATCATGTTTCTCATAGAATGCAATTTCTTTAACTGCCTTGTCTAGATTCTGATTGATCTTAGACCGCATGTCTCGAAGTTGATTCTTATGATCATCCAGTTTAGAAAGATCGCCAATTTCTTTAGATAGGTTTGCAATCTTTTCTTCGTTGGCATTTATCTTGGCATTGTTTTCAATCATCCTCTCCTCATTACGAGTGAATGCCTCTTGGAGTTTCTGGATGTGACCAGAATTCATCTCCTTGAGTTTGAAACAAGATTGCCGTTGCAGATTAACCTTCGCCTCATGTAGGTTATACTCATGCTCACAGTTTTTAACTGTCTCCTTTACATCCTTAAGACGATCCTTAAGGATCAGATTCATCCGAGAAAAGATTTGAATGTCAAGTAGATCTTCGATAACTTCTCTTCGATGAGCAGCAGGCAACTGCATAAAAGGAACAAAAGTGCTACTTCCCAGAATAACAACTTGAGTGAAAGACTTAAAGTTAAATTTGAGAATGCTCTGCTCAAGGTATTTCTGATAGTCTCTATTTGCAGCATCTTGATCGATTAGCGATTGGTTACGATAGATCTCAAAGACATTCGGTTTGATACCACGAATGATCTTATATGCAACACTGCCAATAGAAAACTCAATCTCTACAACACAATCACGCTCGTTGATGCTATTGACCAGTTGAGGTTTATTGATTTTCCGAAATGGTTTATTGAAAAGACCGAAGCAAAGAGCATCCAACATTGTTGACTTACCCGCACCATTAGATCCTACAATCAGGTGAGTGGATGTGTCGTTAATAACAACTTCAGTGAATGCATTACCAGTAGAGAGGAAATTCTTCCAACGAATCTTTTCAAATACAATCATGTGTTTGGGGGTGGAATAACAAAATCATCAGGAGTGATAACCGTAAATTGATAACCATAGTTTCTACAATTATCTTTTACAGTTTCTTCCTCTACTTCAGTGACAGTTAACTGCTTTTTGTAGTTAGATGCCACGAGCATCTCATAATAGCGGTCGGCGTCGTCTTTGTCAACAAACATCTGGACGACTCTCTCTACAGTAGTATCATCTCTTACGGCATAGACGCCGCCAGTGCTCTCGTCAACTAGGACAAACATTAGACCTCCAACGCTTCTAAGTAAAGGGATTTTAGAATCCCAAAGATTTGATCCTTATTATCAAACTCTGCTACGCAGGTTTCAAGGATCGTCAGAGTATCTTCAATCTCAACATCAGTGTTAACTTCTTCTAGATCATAGGAGAGATCTTCAATGATCTTGAGGTCTGCAAGATTTGCAGACTGAAGGATTCTGACTACCTTATCAAATTTAACTTGATCTTCTTTGGTTTCAACTACCAGTTTTACAAAGGATCCCTCAATTTGCTTGAGGTATTCTTCAGTCAGATAGATGTCATCATTATAGTAGATCTTGTTAAAGATCGTGTATGGATTTGGGTGGAAATCCAATTTTAGAGTATCAGTATTTAGGACGTGAAACCCTCTCTTTTGCTTATAGTCATTCCAGAATAATTGGTAGGGATTACCCAAATAGTTTATCTGGTTTTTACGACTCTTCATGTGAAAATGTCCTGAGCAGACCAGATCAAACTTTCCGTATAAGGATGGGTCGTCACCATGCTCCATATGATGACCAGGGATAGCTTCAAAACCGTTAAGCTCAAGATGCCCCATACAGACAGAAGCACTACTGCTCTCCGTTTCCAGTCTAGCTCGCTCTCGATTGTCATCACAAATCCAAGGCAGAAAAAGTATATCAATACCACCAACGTTACGTTGACAAGGATTGTCAATGACATCGATGTTGCTATACTCTCCGAGAAGGAGATCGGGGGCGTTGATGCGAGTAGTGTTTTTATAGTAGATATCATGATTACCTACCAGCATCGTAAGATGCACACCACGATCTGCCAGAGGTGTAAACCACATCTCCTTAGCAGCATCAAGGGAATTAAAGTTGATACTCTTTCGTTTATCAAAGGTATCTCCCAAAGCAATGACTTCGGTTATAGCATACTCATCGATAAAGGGTATGACAACGTTATTGTAAAATTCCTGATACTTACGAATGAAATGCTGGTTATCATTTCTAACACCGAAGTGCTGATCAGTGATCAACAGGATCTTACTCACAACTTACCTCCAACAACTCCATCATTAAGGACACGACTTTCACCCCAACCTTCTTGCACTCCTTTCAAATAAAAACGAGTGCCTGCAATACAGGACTCTTCATTAAGAGCAGTAATTAACTCAGTCCCGTCTTTCTTGGCACTGTGCCACAATCCATATTGGGTTTTGTAAACACGGAAGCAATTGTCAATCCATTCATTTTCATCTTCGCGACGTGCTGCTTCTTCCAACATTTCTTCGTGAGTCATCAATACCTCATGTTAGTTTCAATTCGACTCTTGATCGAATTCATGTCAGCGTGGTTGTCATTATCATCACTATGGAAGACTTGATCGTAACCACTCTTCTCAATAATCTTATCACGGATATCCATCTGACGCTTCTCTTTGGCAATGCGACGTAGGAATGCGTAGTAAATGATCTGCGTGAAATATGCAAAGGGATTCTTTGACTTCTCAGGATCAAAGTTATCAATGTATTGGACACAGTTTTCCACACCATCACTAATCATGTCTTCCTTAAACATGTAGTTGATGAAGTTGGGTCGATAAGACAGGTGTGTAGCAATCTTAAGGAAGCATTCCGCAAGGTAATTGGGAATCTGTGGTTTGGGTTTGTCTAGGATACGCGCCTCTTTCACAGACTGACGATACTGGGTGATCGCTTCCAGAAACTGTTTGTTGTCTACATAATGCTGTTTTTTTCTTGGAGACATTAAGTTATGCATATGTTGTTTCTGTGTCACCAAATCATAATACTGAGTTATCAATAAAATGTCAAGCTTGACACAGTATCGATATTTAATTACAATCAACCATGTCAGGGTTGAAAGAGACTACTTAGAGTTCTTACGCCACTGTGCTTCTAATTTCTTTCTCATCTCGGAGACTTTACCGACGAGACCCATACTCTCATTGATCGGAGTTTGGAAGTCATCATCTTCTTCACTATTTTCTTTTCTCAACCAGAGTTTGTACATCATCACTGCCTCCATTGACATAGGAGCAACAGTTACAACATCAGGTTCTTGAATAATGTAGAAGTCTTCATCAGACCACATCATCCATTTGGTCATGCCAACTGCCATGGCAACTCCCCCATCCTTTTCAATGGGAGTTATGGTAGGAGTTGCAGGATTAGAAACAAACAGAAGAGTGGTCCCTTCTTCTTCAGAGGCAATCAGAGTGCCCATGACTTCCTCGCCAGAGACGAGTTTCACAACTCCATAGAATTCGTGATCATGTTGGATGTAGTTAATAGTCATTTCCTAAAATTGATTTTCGTTACTTCATAGTCAAACTTTTCTTCGTCATAGATCTTCATTCTTTCAACAAGATGACGAAGAGTATAATTATGGGAGTTACCTTTAGAGCAGTCATCAGCAATGTCATACAACACTGCCTGTGCTTTATTGTCTCCCTTCCTCAATACACGTCCAATCGACTGTAGGTTTCTCACCCTAGATTTACTAGGTGATGCGAAAATTACATTGTGAAGGTTGCGAATGTTGATGCCTGTAG